ATATGAGATATGAAGTCCGCAGAGATCTTGTTGAGCTTAATGTGTCTAATGACGCGATCAGCAAACTTTCCCGACTACTTGATAGGACTGATTCAGGAACGAATGATATATTACTGTCTCCAATTGGTAATAACATTGGTCCTGAGGCTATTCTAAGTGGCTGGGATAGTATATTCAATTCTAATCGAGGTAAACTCAATGATATATTGCTCGATTTAGAAGAATCAAATCGTTCTAAATACGGACCGAGATCAATCGCAGTTCCTTGGTCAGAACGTAAGGCTGGAGTTGAAAATACCTTTTCCCCTGATGAGGGTAAAGAAGTTGAATCCTCACTTCCAGTTAATGGCAGGTTACGACCTATTTCCTTAGTTAACGCTGCTCAATACATTAAATTGCAAACTAATGCGGGACTTCCTTTTCTGGTTACTAAAGGTAAAGTCTTAAATGATACGCTTAATGATATTGATAATCAATTAATAATGAATTATCCCAGTGTACCCTTTACACGTACTCAAGAGAATAATAAGACCAGACTTGTTTGGGGATACCCTCTGGCTAATGTCCTTGATGAAATGAGGTTTTATAGGCCCATTCTTGATTACCAAAGGAATATGACTTGGAGAGCGGCTTTAAGAAACGCTGACGATATCGATTCAGCCATCACAGATCTCATCAACCATGCTCGTAGTCAAGGTAAAAGTTTAGTGAGCATAGACTTTTCGAATTTTGACAATTCAGTTAAACGAAAGTTACAGAATTATGCTTTCGAAGTGTATTTTCCAAGCCTCTTTCAAAATCAATATCACCCAGAATTGAGGTTGCACGGAGAAAGGTTTAATACTATTGGTTTGGTCACACCTGATAAAATATATCGTGGACCCCATGGCATTCCTTCTGGTTCAGCTTACACGAATGAAGTGGGATCAGTTGTGCAGTATGGTATATCTAAAACATTCAATGAAGAATTAATGTATTCTCAAGTCCAGGGTGATGACGGCGCATATGCAACCTTCGATCCTGAAGGTCTTAAAGATCATTTCCGTTCATATGGACTTGATGTAAATGATGATAAATCCTACATATCTGATGACTTTGTAGTATATCTACAGAACCTTTACCACTCAGATTATGTTAAGGACGGTTTAATTCGTGGAATATATCCTACATATAGAGCTCTACTTAGGATAGTCTACCAAGAGAGATTCAACGACTTCTCAAAGGATGATATTAGTGGGAAGGATTACTATGCGATACGTACTCTTTCTATACTTGAAAATGTAAAGCACCATCCTTTATTTGAAGAGTTAGTCAACTATGTAGTTAAACTTGATAAGTATAACTTAATGGTGAGCGACCAAGGCATCTCCAGCTATATTAAGATGAGGGAGAAGCAAGATGGTAAAGATGTTAGATTTACGGAATATAGACGTGGTGATGGTTTTGGAATAAAATCATTTGAGTCATATAAAATTGCTAGAAGATCTATCATATAATAATTTCGGTGGAACACTTTCGT